CATGGCAAGTCGGAACTGATCTCGCATTACACGCCGGTATGGTTCCTGAAGAACTGGCCATTTAAGAAGGTCATCCGGTCCTCGTATCAGATCGGCTTTGCAGGAGAATGGGGTGGCAAGGCCAAGAACACGCTGATTGAGAATGAAGCCGATCTTGGTCTGATCATATCTACAGACACCAAGGCAAAAGCCCGGTGGAGCATTAAGGGCTATGGCGGCGGTATGGTGTCCACCGGCATTGGCGGCTCTCTGACCGGGCGGGGTGGCGACCTGATTATCATTGACGACCCGATCAGGTCACAGATGGAGGCGCTGTCTTCTACTTATCGGAACACAGCGAAGGAATGGTTCAAGTCCACCCTGAGGCCTCGATTGCAACCTGGCGGATCAATAATTCTTCTAATGACTCGTTGGCACGAAGCCGATCTGGCCGGGTGGCTCCTTTCCGAGAATCCCGAGGGCTTGGAACACCGGGACCCGTGGAAGGTCATCAACCTACCCGCGCTTGCTGGTCCGGATGATCCCCTCGGCCGTCCTGAGGGCAAGGCGCTCTGGCCGTCGATGTTCGATCTTAACGCGCTGCTCGATTTGCGGCAGGCCACCGGCACGTACTGGTGGAGCGCCGAATACATGGGTACACCTCGGCCGGAGGGAGGCGGGATCATTCACGAGGAATGGTTCCAGTACTACGGTGAGGGTACCGGTGTCGACGATCCCCTCGATGTTGAAGAGGATGATCAGACTAACGAGCTGTACCCCCGGCGCCTTCGACAGTTCTGGGATACGGCCTTCAAGGAGACCCAGGCAAACGATCGCTCTGCCTGCGTGACGGCTATCGATTGCAAGCGCGGGTACTTCATCCCGGACGCGTGGGCGAAGCGGGTCGAGTTCCCCGAGTTACAGACGGCGGTCAAGGCCAAGTATGCACAGTTCGTTCCTGATCGGATCGAGGTCGAGGATAAGGCCTCGGGGATATCGCTGATTCAGCAGATCAGAAGAGACACCAAGATTCCGATCCGCGCGATCAAGGCGGTCGATGATAAGGTAACCCGGATGCACTCGATATCGGCTATCGTTGAGGCGGGCCTGGTGTATCTGCCAGCGAGAGCGCCCTGGCTCTCCGAGTTCCTCCATGAGATCTGCTCCTTCCCGGCTGCGGCCCATGACGATATCGCGGACGCCTTCGTGTACGCGCTGCTGTCGCTGAAACCTCGTCGAGACAGGGAGAAGCATCCGGTGACGCGGAAGCGGAAGAAGAAGAGCAAATGGGCAGATTGATGATATCAACGTATATACGCGGTCATCTTTGTGAGTACCAAAATGGGAAGTGGCTATATTCTGACACCAGAAAGCCTGTTAGTAATGGTGATCGACCATGTAAGGCATGCGGTGAAATGCCTACTCCTGAAGGCTACGATGCTTGTTTGGGTTATGTCCCTGGGGTAACCTCGGCATGCTGTGGACATGGAGTAAGTGAGGGATTCCTTCTAAGGGGGACTAGACAAAACGGTGCGCGTTGTCTATTGTAAGATAAAACGCGCGGAGGTTGACGATGGCAAATGATTCGGGTAAACCCTCGCGACGGGAGAAGAAGAGCCGCCATTTCTCACGTCAGGCGCAGTCAGAGGCATTCAGGCCGAAGGGATTGATAGAGCCGGAGCCGAGAAGGCGTAAGACCTTTGCCAAGAAGCCGGGCGGCTCCCTCGCTTCGATCGGAGTTAAGGGCCTCAAGGTTGCCTCGGGGCATGTGCAGGAAGAGTGGCGTAACGAGTTCAGGTCCTGGTCGAGAGCAGTCAAGCACTACCTTGAGATGCGCGATGACGTTATCATCGGGACCTCGCTCGATGCAATCAAGCTCCCTCTCAAAGCTGCCGCGATTACCACGGCTCCGGCCGAGGGCGGTAGCGCCGGGGATCAAGCTGCTGCCGACTGGCTCAATGACACCATGCATCGGATGTACCGGCAGACCTGGAATAGCTTTGTCAGTGATTGCCTCGATGCGCTGGACTTCGGTTGGAGTATGAGCGAGATCAACCTTGAGAAGCGCGCCGATGGCCGCATGTGGCTGCGGAATATAGACCCCAGGGGCCAGGAAACCCTCGCCCGGTGGAAGTTCAAGGAAGACCCGAAGGACGAAGTCGAGGCTATGATGCAGCGCGATCCGAACAGCTCGGAGCTGCTGGAAATCCCTCTGAGCAAGTGCGTCCACGTCACCTTCAGGGGCCGTAAGGGGAATCCGCAGGGCCGGTCGTTGCTCTATTCCCTGTATCGTCCCAGGCGCTTCTGCAAGGACTTCGAGAACTTCGAAGGAGTGGGTATCGAGCGCGACGTCGGGGGTATGCCGGTTGCTACTTTACCGGAAAGCGGTAATATCGAGGATGATGATATCACCGATCTGGAAGCGGGGCTGGCCGGGATGCGCCGTGACGAGAACGAATACCTGATCACCCCCCCGGGCGTCACAGTTGAGCCCTATGGATCGGGCAACAAGATGTATGATATCGCTGCGGCAATCGAGCGGAAGCAGAAGGAAATCCTCGGTCGCACCTTCGCTCAGTTCCTCAAGCTCGGCATGGAGCAAGTCGGTACACAGGCCCTTGTGAAGGGCTCTCAAGCCTTCTTCAATCTGGGCCTCGAATCCGTACAGGAAGAGCTAAAAGAAGCCTGGAACCTCCAACTGGTACCTTACCTCTTCTCATTCAACTACTTCCCCGGCATGACCGATCTGCCGACGATCGAGTGGGAGAAGCCCGGGGCGATTGACGTGGAGGGCATTATCAACTCGGTCAATACGGCGAGTAGTGCCAAGGTGTTTACACCAACCGACGTGGATGAGGACCATCTGCGCGAGCTAATGGACTTCCCAGAGCTGCCCGAGGATGAGCGCGGGATGCCGCGCGACGTGGAAGCTCCCCCGATGGCGGGACTATTTACGCCGAGGCCAGAGATCGCGGCGCGATCTGCGAGTTCATTATAACTACGGGCCGAACAGGGGTAAGTTCGTGACGATTAAATTCGGGAAGAAGCCCGGGGGCAGTAAGCAACGGCTCGGCTCCGGAGATTGGGAGCAATCCACCAACCGGCAGCAGCGCCGTCTTACCAAGGCGTTCGATAAGTGGAGCGCCCAGATCCGGCGCGATCTTACCAATGCAGCAAAGAGGGGACTCTCCCCTCGTGATCAGGTGGCAATTCTCGATCGAGCCATGCCGGAGCTTGAAGCTCAGATCGTAGCTGTCCTCGAGGTTGGCACCAAAGCAGCAGCTCGTATCGCTGCCGGCGAGAGGGCAAGTCTGCCGGCGATTCAGAACGTCATCGAGGAACATAACCGCGAGGACCGGCTGCTGGTGGCGGGAGCGATGATTCCCCTTATTTATGCGAGAGTGATGCCGGAGGTGGCAAGAGGGTTAGCGCGCGACCCCCGGCTACTCATGGGGGCCTTCGGTGCTGTCAGGGTCGATCCGGGCCAATATGCGGGGCGGGCGTGGGTGATGATCTTCGATACACAGAAGGAACTCGGCACAATGCGCGAATCAGAGCGTCGAGCCGAGGGGTTAACGGTGGAACCGGTCAGGTGGAATCTTGACCCGCGAGCTGAGCACTGCGCTGCTTCCCCCGGTCATTATGGCTGTCCAGATCTCGCTGGCGTGTATGAAGGCGGCTGGTCAACCCTTAAAACCGTACCTGCAGGTCTGGTCACTTGCCGCGGGAACTGCGTACTGCCAGGAAATTATATTGATGTGGCAAATATAAAGGCGGCGGTTCGCTCTTACTATTCAGGATTAGCTATCACGTTTCGCACTCAAAGCGGTATTGAGTTTTCCGTCACCGCCAATCACCCTATACTCACGCCACAGGGTTGGCTTCGCGCGCAATTCCTGAATGAAGGCGATTATGTAGTCAAGAGCGTCTTCGGTGAATCGCCGGTTATTCCGATCGATGATTATCATAAGGACATTCCAGCTTTGATTGAGCAAATATGGCGTTCGCTCTCCGTTAGTCCGGCTATCTATGCTTGCCCAGGTTCGACCGTCATGCCCGATGATTTCCACGGCGATGGGCGGGCTATGCACGGCAATGTCGATATTATACTTCCCTACGGCGAATTGCGGGGTGATATCTGTAATCCCCCTATTGAACAACCCTTCGATGATAGCCTTTTCCATCGGCGATTGTTGACTCAAAGTCCGTTGTCTTCCGAGAGCGCGGGTATGAAGGTCGGTATCACTTCTCTTTTCGCCCCGGATAGCATCATGGTAAGCCGAGATTTGAGAGCGTCTTTGCTCACCAGTCATTTGAGACCACTTGATAGTTTCGGATTCGCTCTGAGTTCTGAGAATAACTCCCTGTCCTATGAGAGCGTGGGAGATAGCCCCTCTGCTTATTCCCAGATTCTTGGACAACTGGAGAATGCTTACTCCAGACAGGTAACGCTTGACCAAATCGTCGATGTTTCCAAGTTCCACTTTTCGGGACACGTTTATGACCTCCAAACTGACACCGGGTATTACCTTCTGAATTCAAGCATAGACGGAAAGGCGGGCATAGTCAACTCAAACTGCCGCTGTAATCTTGAGGTAAAGCGCGATGGCCAGTGGCGGCGCGGGGTATATGATGACTAAATCCATAAAAGAGAACTTGGGAAAAGCGCCCCCTGAACGCTGCCCGAAATGCGGGGGAACGCAGTTCGAGCTGGTCGAGGACGGTATTCAGTGTCTCTATGATGGCTGGATGCACTATCTGACCGATGAGCAGATAAAGGAACTTCGACGAGAGTGCGCGTATGGTGGGCGAGCGGGGGGTTTGACAAAATGAAATCCGTTTGTCACGATAGAGGCAACGGTAAGGAGGCGGCATGAGTCCGTTTGCAGGGTATCCCGATCACGCAGCTTGTTTGGCTGACCATGGCGACAAGAGGAATCCCCACGCTTTCTGTGCGTGGCTCGAACATCAACTCACCGGCCAGTGGCCCTCGGAGAGTCAGGGAGAGATGCCCGACGATGCATGGGCGATCTACCGCGATCCATACGCTGATCATCTTACCCACTCGAAGAAACCCGCTCTGGAAGCCGAGGTAGAAGCCAACAACATAGGCCTCGAGGCCCTCAAGGGTGCCGGATGGCTCTTCTCTCGAATCGGCTGGGTTAGACAATACGCGGCTCCCAAGATGCGTACGGTGGCCGGTGTGCGTATCTTCGCGACCGGTACTTGGGTAGATAGCCAGGGCATCAGTCGCGATTGGACTGATGGAGACTTGGACGAGCTCGTCAAGGCATTCAACGCCGGCTATCCCGGAAACGTCCCCGTTAAGGCGGGCCATACGCCCGATCAATTCAATATAATGATCGCCGAGAAACTCGGCGTACCGGTAGAGCTTATTACCGGTGACATAGGCGGCAAGGGCCAGGTTGCCCTCGGCCGAATGGCGACGCTCGAACGGCGCGGCAATTTGCTGTTTGGCACATTCGAGCGTGTCCCTGATCCGATCGCTGAACTGATCGAAGCTGGCCTCTTCAATACGGTAAGTGTCGAGGTCGAATCGACAGACAGCGGCGATTATCACTCGTACATCACTGCGGTGGCAATGCTTGGAGCAGAAGAGCCGTCAGTGGATGTAGCAACGCTGGACCGCGCTCTCGTCTTCGGCGGGAAGCGCGATGGAGCGGCGGTGCTGACCTTCCAAACCTCTGATCTTCCGATCGAAGTCCTCGAGGCAGAGTTCAATGCCCTCAAGGGCAAGATGAACGAATCGATCAAAGGAATGCGAGGCGCGCCGATCTTCCGAGCGATGATGGCACAGTTAGGGGCGCTATTCGATCAGTTAAAGCGCAACCGGTCAAGTCACCAGTCACCCGAATTAAAAGGAGGCCTTAAGATGGATCCAATCAAAGGAATGTCGCTCAAGGATATCGCGACCAAATATCAAATGGGCGAGGCAGAGCTAATTGCTCTGGCAACCGCGCTCGGTCTGGGCGAAGGCGCCACGATCGAGGATATCATCGCAGCGGTCGAAGCTCTCAAGGCCAAGGCGGGAGTAGCCCCTCCGGGTGCGACACCTGAAGAGGCGCAGAGGCTTGCTGCCGAGAAGCTTGAAGCGGAGAAGCTTGCTACTGAGCAGCCAGCCGCGTTCCAGAAAGTGACCTCGGAGCTTCAGAAGGCCACCGATCGCATCGCCACCCTGGAACATAGCGAGCGAGTCACCGAATGGGGCAAGCGGACAATCTCGTTTCAGTCGATTCCCGGCAAGCCCGAGGAAATGGCTGATGATCTGGCTGGAATCGAAGAGAACCAAAGCAAGGCGAAAGCCGAGGCTCACTTCGAGCGCCTGAAGACCGTCAACCAGGCTGCTTTCGAGGCCAACAAGGTACGTGGCGTCGCGCTCCCCGGTGAGAAGCGCGCGGACTTCGAGAAGGAAGTCGTCGAGTACATGAAGGCCAACGAGAAGGCCACCCGTGGCTCAGCGACCAAGGCGGTGATGACTGCCAACCCGACTCTGTACCGTGAATATCAGGCGGAAGAGCGGGCGCGGGTAAAAGCCGAATAGGGCTGAGCGCAGCTCTGATTAACTGAAAAGGAGGCTACTGAGGTGGCTAACGAAAAGACCATTTTCACAGAGAGTTTCATCGCCGGTGAAAGCCTTACCGCTAACCAGTATCACGGCGTAAAGATGAACGGCAACCGGACGGTCGACCTGATCGATGCTGATACTGATATCCCGGTCGGCGTTCTGCTCAACGAGCCGGACGACGGCGAAGAGGCGCTGGTAATGATTGTGGGGCGGTGCCCGGTTGTTATCGGAGAAGAAATCACCGCCGGGCAGCTTGTCAGCTTCAATGCTGCTGGTCATGCGGAGCCATGGGAGGTTGCCGATACGGACAACTATCCTGCGGGCAAATGTACTATTGGCGGAGCTGCGGAAGAAGTCGGTGAGATGATCGTCGGCGTCGTGACTCTGGCAACTGCCTAGCACTAAGTAAATACTGAAAAGGAGGGCAATAACGATGCCTGATCCGACAAGTGCGCAATTTCATGTCGACGGTCCTCTGAGCGACATATCGGTCGCTTATATGCAGGATGCGGAAGACTATATCGCTGATCAAGTATTCCCGGTCGTCGAGGTGGACAAGCAGAGCGATCTGTACTTCATCTGGACGAAGGGCTTCTGGATGCGGAACGTCGTCGAGCGCCGAGCGCCCGGTGACGAGTACCCCGAGGGCCGTCTAGAAGTATCCAATTCCAACTTCTACTGCAACCTCTATCACCTGGGCTTCGGTATCCCCGACGAGGATCGCAGTAACGAAGACCCTGGCATTGAGCTTGAGGTTACCGGCTCGGAATGGCTGGCTGGCCAGTTCCTTCTGAATCGTGAGCTCACCATCGCTGCGGATATGTTCGTGGATGATGTTTGGGGTACCACCGCAGACGGTGGCGTGGACTTCACCCTGTGGGATGACTACGATAACTCGAATCCCGTCACGGACGTTAGCTCGGCAAAACAGGCCATCCAGAAGAGCACCGGAAAGAAGGCCAATACGCTCGTTATGGGTAAAGAGGTCTTCGATATCCTGACCGAGCATCCGATCCTTCTGGACAAGTACAAGCACACGGCGGCCGGCATTCTCGATCAGGAAGAGATACGCAAGGCTCTCAAGATCGAGCGCTTGGTCGTAGGAGAGGCCGTCTATGAATCCACCGCCGAGGGTGGCGCTGGCACTACGGCCTATATCTGGGGTAAGAACGCGCTGCTCTGCCACGTCCCGACTCGACCTGGCAAGAGGGTAGCCGCAGCCGGTTATACCTTCGTCTGGCGGCTCGCTGATGCGGGGCGCTATACCGTGGCTATCTCCAACACGCGGCAGGACTGGCGGGATCGGGACTTGCTCAAGGGCAAGCATGCCTTCGACCATAAAGTCGTCGGCACCGATCTCGGGTACTTCTTCTCTGCTGCGGTAAGCTAGACCTGATTTAATGTAAACTAAAGAATACGCACCCGGTTCGCCGGGAATGCCGAAGGAGGTAACGTATGACACAGAGATGGCAAGGCAGACATGTCTTCGATAACCTGGAAGCGAAAGCGGTTGGGGGCCTATTGGCTGGCCCACGAAACCCGTTCGGGTCCCATTTCTACGTTGACCCGACCAACGGGGCCGCTGGCAATCCGGGGGGGTCCTGGAACGGTGCGAAGAAGACAATGGTTCAAGCCCTGGCCCTTTGCGAAGCATACAAGGGCGACATAATTCACGTCGCGAAGGGAACCCAAAGCGTGACGGAACCCGTGGAAATTGACGTCCACGGCGTGACGATTATCGCCGAAAGCCTATTCAACCCAATGGGGAACGGCGAAGCACACACGATATACGGGACCCACACGGACGGACCCGCTGCGACTATCCTGGCCCCGTGTAACATAATTGGAATGGGGTTCGTCGGGTCCCAGGTCGCGGGTCCTTCGCTTCTGATTGATTGCGAGGGAGCTGGCGGCTACGAAGGCGGCTTCAACTGGTTGTATCATTGCCGCTTCAGTCAATGGGGCATTGTGAAAGCATACGCCCTGAAAACTATCGGCGGCGCGGTCAACCTGGTTGAAGGTTGTACGTTCGACGGATTGTTCGCTGGCTTCGCGACCGCCGCAATATCCATGCACGACGACACTGGCGGCGCGGCCCCGTATAACACATGGTTGAAGGATAACATCTTCACGGCTATCGGAAACGGAAAGTATTGTATCGAATTCGCGTCTGGTAGCGTCCCGAACGGGGTGCTAATATCGGGTAACATGAACACCCGAAACGCCCTGGAAGGGGCTTCACAGCAAGCGAAGTTCCTCAACACCAACGGAGTCACCGGGAGCGGTCACATCTTCGACAATTATCCTGGCTTTGCCACGGATACCGCTTCCTATGACAAGTCTGTTGCTGATTTACAGATTGACGGGTTCCTATTCTCCAATAACCATTATTCCGAATAGTCGGACCATATTTGAGAAGGGCTTCCCCCTTTCTCTCAACCGTGGGAGCCGGTCGACCGTCACCCGGCCGGCTCCCCATACAACTGAATAGAGGGGCGCGAGATCCGTCCCGCCACCCGAAGTATAGTAAGGAGGTCTGATATGACTTCACGCGATATACTCAATGCGCGGCAGATAACGCGCAAAGCGATCCCACTCGAAAAGGCCGAAGTCCACGATACTGCCTACGTCGCGGACGCTGATATGCTCGCTGCTGATATTACGCCCTCGGCCGTAGGTCCGACACCCGATACGGTAATTCCCCCTTGCCTCTTCCGCATTTCGGTCTGTCTCGATACCGCAGCTGTCTTCAAGATCATCATCGACGATGGCACTACAGAGGTCGATATCGCCTTGAATAGCGGAGCGCAGCTTGTCGCACAGGCAGGCTATACCTTCGACTGGCCGATTAACGAGGGGGATTCGGTCAACTTCGAGGCCGATCAGAACGTCCAGATCGAGAAGCTCATCGTCCACGAGGTACTCTGGGCAACTCAATAGGAGAAGTATGGCGATAGTTCCAGCGTGGCTGACGCGGGTCCGCGCTCTCCTGCTCGACCATGACAGTCGGCATGAGGACGGGGGCCTGGACGAGATCGACTTGACCGGGCTATCCGGAGCGCCGGCCGACACGGTCAATAAGTCGCTGTTCGATGCGAACACGATCCTGAAGGCTGACACTGACAATACGCCGGAGGCTCTGGCTGTAGCGGCACAGCGACTCATTGGACGCATTACCGGTGGAGAGATCGCCGGGCTTACTCAAGCCCAGGCTGAAATCCTATTGCTCACAGATTCAGCGCGATATATTCCAAGAAACTTCTTCTTTAATTATGCGAGGATCACTGCGCAAGGAAAGCCGACACTGGTTAATCAGGGGCTCTTCTTCGGTTTCAGTCTACCGATATATGCTGCTGATGATGAGGAACTATTTGCCTGCCAATGTATCGCTAATGAATGGGATGGGGCGAGCGATCTGACAGTCTATGTTGGCGGATGGCTGACCGATGCCAATACGGCCAAGAAGTTCAAGATACAGGTGTCCTGGGAAAACTGGACAGCGGGCGATGTGGTACTGGCTACCACGAATGACGTAGAGGTTGAAACCACAACCGGGACGTGGGATGCCCTGACGTCGTTCAAACT